TTCTTCTTTAAGTGCCCGAGCTGCAGTAAGTATATTGAACTCTCTTACCCTGACTCCCTGGTCATCACCGCTGATTCATTACAAGATCCCCGGCTCGATGACACCCATCTCATTTGTACATCATGTAATAAGATCTTAGATCACAGCGCGAAGTCTGAGTGGCTGACGCTAGATAATTGCAAATGGATACCCACATATGAGGGTCGGGCCTCCAGAGGCTTTCATATAAATCAAATGTACTCGTTCACAGTCTCCCCCAAAGAGCTGGCGGTATCTTATCTCAAAGGCCAGATCAATCCGGCTGATGAGCAAGAGTTCTACAATTCGAAAATGGGTATCCCGCACGTTGCACAGGGTGCCCGAATCATGGAAACAGACATCCAAAATTGTATCGGCAGTTACATCTCACCTGATTCAGTTGAGGATTCTGGACTTATTACAATTGGCATCGACGTAGGTAAGTGGCTACACTATGAAATTGCACAATGGCATTTCCCCAATGGCAATGTCGCTAACGATCTTTCGCTGTCCGCGATACCACGCGTTCTCAAGGCCGGTAAAGTTCTGGATTTTGAGGACTTAGATGACCTTCTAATCGACTACCGTGTGGTTTTTGGCGTCATAGACGCACACCCCGAGAAGCGTAAAGCCTTAGAATTCGCCAAACGTTATGAAGGTCGCATCAAGCTTTGTTATTATACACGCGGGGTGTCTGGTCGAAGCATCACAACACATGCTGAAGAAGAATACACGATCTCCGTGGATCGTTCATCGTGGATGGACGCAGCATTAAGCCGGTTCCATGCCGAACGTATCATATTACCCCGTGACATAAGTCAGGAATACCGGGATCACTTGCAAGCAGTCGTGAAAATCTACGAACATGATGCCGACGGGAACCCGGTAGCTAAGTTCGTTGTGGGCCAGAATGTTCCTGATCACTTTGCCCATGCTAGAACATACTGCGAACTGGCACTACAGTTTGCGGCCAGTCTGTCATCTTCTGAATCCATAACGGGTGTGTACTAGTACCAAGACACTGGCCTAAGACACTGGCCTAAGACACTGGCCACAAGAATCTCGAATCTTTAGGCGAATACATAATATGCTCAAAATCAACGAGATAACTCATCCGACATACGACGCCGACTTACCTTATTGGGAGAAGTACCGGGCAACATATGAAGGCGGTATGGCGTTTGTAGAGAAATACGTCAAGAAGTTCAGCTTACGTGAAGATACGACTGATTTCGCAGCCCGTAAAGCCCTGAGTTACTGTTCTGCACACGCAAAAGCCGCTGTTATTGACATCCGTAATGCGATTTTCCAACGTATGCGGGACATTACACGCGAGGGCGGAACAGTCACGTATCAAGAAGCTGTTATGGGCGAGAACGGTGGGGTAAATCGCAATAATAGTTCAATGAATCACTTCCTGGGCGAGGACGTGCTGCCAGAACTACTCGTTGAGGGCAAAGTCGGCGTGTATGTAGATCGTGGACGCCAAGATCCGGGCACCACGTTGCTGGAATCCCGCAGCAACATGCCATATCTATACACCTACACTGCCGAATCCATATTATCATGGACTTATGGCCCCGATCAGGAGTTAGAAGTCGTGTTACTGGAAGATACCTATGATATCTTAGATCCAGACACGGGCCTCACGGTAGAGATAGGCACACGTTACCGTATGATGAAGCGTAATTCCGCGGGTATCGAAGTCACATTCTATGATGCTGACGGCGATCCTATTATAGACGATTCTGAGTTAGCAGGCACCTTACTCCTCAATCTTCCACGTATACCCTTCGTGATTTTCGAGATCAGTCAGTCGCTACTCGTAGACATCGCCGATCAGCAGGTTGCTTTGACGAATCTTGTTAGCGCCGACATGAATTATTGCACACGCAGTGGCTTCCCAATCTACGTGGAGCAGTTCAATCCGCTGTCGAACTTCGATGATCTACGTAAGGCTGAAGTACCGCGTACCGGTGTAGATGGTGGCGTAGCCGCCGAGGCCCCGAAAGCCAGTCCGCAAGAGATCTCTGTTGGCGTAGCACAGGGGCGTAGATACCCAAAGAATCTGGAAGCTCCATCATTTATTCACCCGTCTGCGGAGCCGTTGATCGCTAGTATGCAGAAACAGGAGCAAATCAAACGGGATATTCGCCAGAATATTAACTTAGCCCTGACAAACATTGACCCCAAACGAGCTAGCGCTGAGTCTAAGCAGGTAGATGAACGCGGCTTAGAGGCGGGCCTCTCGTATATTGGCTTAGTCCTCCAGCATGGCGAGATGCAGTTAGCTGAACTGTGGGCGCGGTATGAACAGGCTAAAGAGATTCCGGTAATCACTTACCCATCGAACTACTCGCTACGTACAGACGAGCAACGGGCGATTGAAGCTGACGGCTTACTCGACATGATCCCCAAGTTGCCGTCTAAAACATACCAGAAAGTTCTGGCTAAGCGGGCCGCGGGCCTAATCATCGGGCACCGGGTTGCTACGACTACGCTCAAGACTGTAGAGAATGAGATCGACGCGGCCCAAGTCGTTGATATCGACCCAGACCGTCTGCTCGCAGATCGTGAGGCTGGTCTGGTCTCAACGGATCTAGTGTCTACCGCCCGACAGTACCCTGACGGCGAGGTCGAAAAAGCAAGCAAAGATCATGCCGAACGGTTAGCTAGTATACAGGCGGCGCAAACCAGTCCTGAGGATTCAGTTAATCCTAATCCGGCAGCCAGGGGCATCCCTGATGGCGCTGTTACACCTACTTCGGATGCTAAAGAGGAATAGTCATGGCGACATATGCCACCGCAGCTGAAGGCGATACATATTTTGCACTGAGGCTCAATGCAGACCCATGGGAAGATGCTACAGAAGACAACAAGACTCGCGCCCTGAATCAGGCCTCTCGAATCATCGATAGGTTGAATTTCCTCGGGACCAGAACGGAGGATACTCAAGAGTTACAGTTTCCGCGTGACGATGATACTGAGATCCCCACGGATATCCAGTATGCTTGCTTAGAGCTGTGTCTATCGTTACTGGATGACGTTGATCCGGGGCTTGAGTATGAGACAATGGCTATGACCCGCTTCAAGTTTGCAGATGCTGAATCAATATATAAGCGGGACGATGTACCGATGCATATTGTCGCCGGTGTCGTTAGTATCGAAGCCTGGAGATTTCTGATACCATATCTTAGAGATGCCAACGAGATGCACGTCAATCGCGTATAAAACCACGAGAGGTTGCGACTATGTATAAGCATAACAGAACGTATTGGACGCCGGCTTTTGAGGATACACCTACGCCCGTGGCGCCGCCTGTTCCGCCCACAGATCCACCCACGCCTTCGGCCCCAGCTCCGTCAACGGATATGCCCACGCCCGAGAAGCTAGCTGAATTAGCGCGTGTTGCCGAACAGTATAAAAAGAGCGCAGCAGGACTCACTGCTGAAATCGAGATGCTGCGGAAGCGGGCTGATTTGACCGCTGCTGAAAAGACTGATCTCGAAAAGCGATTAGACTCGTTGCAGAGTCAAAGTCTGACCAAAGAGGAATTAGCTGCACAGGCGAATAAAAAGCTCCTCAAAGAGCACACAGATGTTATCGAGACGCTCCAATCGGAGCGCAACACTTGGCAGGAACGCTTCACTGAATCGATGATTATCCGCACTATCACTGACGCAGCGGCGACAAATGAGGCTTTCTCAGCTGAACACATTGTCGCCTTATTACGACCCAGTACACAGGTAGTTGAGAAGAAAGACGAAGCAGGCGTAAGTTTGGGCTTCGAGGCCCGGGTACAATTAGATAGCACCAATGCTGAGGGCAAGCCAGTAACCCTCGATTTGACAGTGGCGGAAGCTGTCGTAAAAATGAAAGAACTTCCAAAACACCAGAATCTCTTCAAAGGGGAGGGATTCAGTGGGCTCAATGCGGGTAATCGTGGTGGAGCTGTTGGGGCCGTTGATCTGGTTGAAGCAGCCAGAAAGAGCCCGGCGGCTTATCGCGCGGCCCGTAAAAAGTCTGCACTAGCTAAAACAAAGTAACAGGAGAATTACAATGAAGGAGCCGCGCTTCAATCCTAGTTTCATGTCGCCTGCCCACGCGAACGACTTGGATGCTTTCATCCCGGAAGTTTGGGCGCAGGAGTCGTTGATGGTGCTGGAAGAGAACATGGTTATCGCTAACCTTGTTAATAAGGATTTCTCGGACGAGGTTGCTGCTTATGGTGATACGGTTAATACCCGTAGCATCGCTGAGTTCGAGATGGCTCGTAAGACCGATGCGGATGAAGTCGAGACGCAGGATGCTGAAGCAACGAACATCCCCGTTGTTTTGAATCAGCATAACTACTCCAGTTTCATCATCAAGGATGGCGAGGAGTCCAAGGGCTTCCAGAATCTTCGCGAGAAGTATCTGGTGCCAGCTGTTCGATCCATTTCGCGTGGTATCGATCAATTGTTGCTTGCTCAGCAGTATCAATTCATGACGAATTGCGCTGGATCATTAGGTACAGCGGCTTCGCGTGGCTCGGTTCTGGCTTCTCGTGAAGTCATGAATGTCAACAAGGTGCCGCTTGATGGCCGTAACTTCATCATTACACCGGGTGCCGAGACTGACCTCTTGGACACTACGCAGTTCATTGACGCAAACACTCGTGGCGACGACGGTACCGCTATGCGTGAGGCCAACATCGGTCGGTTGCTTGGCTTCGACTTCTACATGGCGCAAAACTGCCCGTCGATTGCCTCGGGCAACACAACCCACACTGCTGCAGTGAATCTTATTGCAGGTTATGCTATCGGCTCAACATCCATCGCCATTGACGGCACGAGCGAAGATCTCGTTGCTGGCTCCTGGTGTACGATTGCCGGTGACATGATCCCTCAGAAGATCACTGCTGTTAGTGGCTCGCCGACGACGCTGCTTACTATTAGTCCTGGTTTGAAGCGAGCTGTTGCCAATGAAGCAGTGATCACCGTCTATGCTCCTGGCGCCGTGGATCTGGTGGCTAACTATGCCGCTGGCTGGTCGAAGGCCATTGTCATTGACGGATTCACCGTAGCGCCCAAGGCGGGTCAGCTAATCAGTTTCGATGCTGGTGCTGCTAAGGATGTGTACGGCACTATCGGTACCCCGACTACCATCAGCATGTTGCTGGATCGTCCACTCGTGGATGCTGAGTCCAACAATGACGTCGTTGGTATCGGGCCTACTGGTGAATATTGTTTCGCTTTCCATAAGAACGCAATGACGCTGGTCTCCAGACCGTTGGCTGCTCCGGCTCCCGGTACCGGTGCTGCGTCATGGGTGGCGAGTGCAAATGGTCTTGGTGTACGTGTTACCATCACGTACCAGGGCTACAAGCAGGGTCACCTCGTCACCGTGGATATGCTCTGTGGTGTCAAAGTCTTAGATACAGATCTTGGCGTTGTCATGTTCGCGTAGAGTACAGACTCGGGTGGGGCATATTTGTGCCCCACCCACCTAGGGCGTAAATACACATGAGTGAGTCACATGAAATTGACGGCTGGGATAAATCCGCGATGTTCATAACAAACGCTGTAAAAGAACAGCGTCAGGATATTACACAATTACGGACCAGTATAGAGAAACAGGGGCGGGAATTGGATGCACAATTGGGCCATCTCGCAGAAACTGTTCAAGTTGGGCTGTTCAAGCACCAACAAGAAATAACTAAGTTATTCCATAGCTGCCAGGAACGACTTGTAATTGTAGAGGCTGCCGCTAAAACCAATACAGATAGCATCTGTGTGTTATTTAATAAGCGCAGCGGCGCCGACTCCCGACTATGGATGCTAGCTAGAGACCTAATTGTACTGATACTGGTTGTGTCCAGCTGGCTCTATTCGAATTGGGCGTATGCGGCCGCAAAAGTTTCGTGTAAGCTAGTTGATGTAGAGGTATCAAATGCCTATAACAAACCATAGACAAGTTAAGGCCATCCTGTACCAACTGAAGAAGATTTTCGGTACTTCGATTACTCTAATCAATAAAGCAGCTACCACTAACTACGCAACGGGTGTCATTACAGATAGCAGCAGTAGTACCGTAATTAAAAAAGCTATTTTGCTGCCCCGTAAGACTACTCGGCAATTTGACTATGACTTATCATTCATTGCGGCCAATAAAAACTTCACATATGGTGGCATGTATGATGCTCTGATGCGCTGGGTAATCATAGACGCAAGAGATGTACCCGATGCCTTCGACATTAATGCTAACTATGAATGCGATGCAGGCGGTATCAGGTACGACGTCGCGGAGATTTCCTATGACAGTGATTCAAAAGTGTACTTCATACGCATGCGCGGGCTTCCAGCTGTGACAACCCCGGAGTAAGTGATGGCTATTAATCCTAATTGGTCGCGATGGATCTTCGCGTCAGTTATAAAACACTTCAATGCCCACAAAGGGGATCTATTTCTGTATGTCGAGGGTGAGCATCGAGATACGGATACCGAAAACAATATAATGGAATTGCGAGTAGATGGTCCCTACAGTACAGAACTGGTTCAGGACTATTTCAGATTATATGTAGAAATCAATGTACTTATACAGACAGTTGTGCAAGGTGTTAATTTATATCAACACCGAACGAACATTGGAGTCGTAGAAGCTGCATTCACAAAATCAATGTTACTATACAAGCTCGGCGGCGAGACCGGTGATACTGGCGATCTGGTAACGTGTCTGAGACTGGAATCGGACCAACGTGGTAAGCAACGTGTGCAGACTAGCGATTTTGGTATCATTAGACCGCATACGGAACTACAACAAGCAACTGTCGAAGGCCATTACGAGATTTACCTGGAGGTCTAACCAATGAGATTTACCCCTAGTTTGTTCACTCCTGCTCACACCCGAATTGACATAAAGGATGCAATCTTTAATGTCAAGGATGGTGGATCTAACGAGCTTCAGATCAAGATTGCTGAGGGCAATTTTGTACACTCTGAGCGCCGTGAGATGGAGTATTACCCTGATCGCGGCAACTTGGATGATGTAAATGAGGGCGATCAGGTTCCAATGGAAGTCCGTTTTGAGTTCGTGTGGGAGTATATCCGCTCGACTTCTACCGGCTCCACGCCAACTGTTGAGGATGCATTAAAGCAGCGTGGAGGTGCAGCTGATTGGGTCTCTTCGGATAGCGATACCTGCCGCCCGTATAGTGTCGATTTAGAGCTTGTCCATACGCCGGATTGCACCACTGGCGACATCGAAACTCTGACGTTTGCAGATTTCCGATGGGAGTCATTAGAGCATGATCCGCGGACAGGTCAGATTTCCTGTACGGGTAAGTGTAATGCCACCGAACCTACTTCGGTGAGAACTGCCCAATAGCGATACACTTAGGTGATGTAATACATTTATGTAGTACACCTCAGGAGAGAACCCGTGAGATATGCAGGTAAAACATACGATGGCCCACGTATTTCAACTGTAGTGTTCCCGCGTGGCGATGACGATATTGTTATCAGGGCCGCGGCAATCCGTGATCAGTCGGCGTTCGAGGATAGTTTTCCTCAGCCTGTACCACCCACGATCACGAAACCCAACAAACCGCCTTACCCGGATACTCTGGATGCCGGGTATCTTACAGCACTGAATAAGTGGGCCACAAACCGCACCCATTGGTTGATCATTGAGTCGCTTAAGGCTACCCCTGAAATCGAGTGGGATACGGTTACCGCAAATCCGGATACTTGGGGTAACTATGAAGCCGAGCTTCAAACTGCCGGGTTCTCTCCTTTGGAAATCGCCTTGATTACAAATGCTGTCATCCAGGCTAACGGCTTGGACCAAGAGAAGATCGACGAGGCTACACAGCGTTTTTTAGCTTCTCAGGCGGAACAGTCAAAAGAGCAATTATCCCTGCATTCCGAACCGGAGACTACGCTATCTGGCGAGCCTGCGAGCGGGTAGGGATCCGCCCACCGGGCGTGAAGCCTGCTTGGGATGACTGCAATGTTGAAGCTAGGGCGAATATAATAGCCTACGGGCAATTGCGCGACACAGAAAGCAGCGGATCACCGGATGAACTTTAACATTACAAGAATGTCAGGGCGAGCGATGAAACCTGATATAGTTCATTTCGAGAATCGTCTGCATCAGGAAATGGTGGAGTTGTGGAAGAGTGCTACTGGAGCGTTTGTAGATGCTATCACAACTCCACCTTTTAATTATATTCATGTCGATACCGGTATGTCGATGGCCTCAGCGATACCGTTAGCAGAGCAACTGCAGATGGGTCGAATCGTTAGGGGCCGTATACATAGTATGCAAAAGAGTGGGCCAAAGCTTGGCTACACAGAGCTGGGTACAGGCAACTATAACCCCAAGGGGACGCGTTCCATAGCTCATGGAGAACGATTAGGTGAATCAGCTTATACGTTGGATTTTGGTGATCCTGTAACTGGCAGAGGTTGGGTGTTTGAGTTTCGTATATCCGTGACACAGTATTATATGCACGAAGCTCTGGGACACTCAAAACATAGTCAAGCTTGGAACACACTGCCGACAGCTCAGAATGCTTTTGCGCAGTATATGAAAGATAATAGTGGGCGGGTATTAAAGAACAGTTTGAGTTGGTTGCTTAGGGGCAAATTCGCAAGTGACTTACCGAGGAGATTCCAACGTGGCGCTTGAAGATAATGTACGGTGGTCATTTGAAGCCCCCGGGATAGATGCGGTTGCCAAAAAAGTTGCCGCAGCCTATAAGAATATAGAAGAAGCCCAGATCAAGTCTGTAAGAGTAACGTCACAGGTAAAAACTTCCGATGAGGGGGTTATTGCTACTAAGGTTAAGCTGGCAGCTGAAACATTAGGTGGCTCTAAAGCCCTACGAACATATACTCTTGCATCTATAGCCGCGGCTGAAGCTACTGGGGGTATGTCCGCAGCGGAAGCAAAATATGCTAAGCAATTAGTGAACACGGTCACTGAAGCGAATAGACTGGCTGAGGTCGAAAAGCGGCTTAGCGCCCAACGCAGTCGGGCCGCTGCACGAGAAAGTACACGTAGGAAATCCGTAAGCGGTATCATTTCATCTAAATCCGCGACGATACCGGGTGGTACTACCGGAGCCGAACTAGCCGCGTATAAAACAGCAGTAGGTAATCTCCGTGCATTAACAGTCGCACATCAGACTTCTGTTGCTAAGTTGAATACTGTTTGGGGAGAAGTCGCAGTAGGCAAGATACGGGCCTATGGCGACAAGACGCTGAACTTACAAACTCAGATAGGCCGTGTGGAAGATGCTGAAAAGAAGCTGGGGGCTACTGCACGTAAAGAAATTGCGCAGGTAGCTATAGAACGGGCGCGCGCGGCAAAAGAATCTGCAGCACAAGCAATAGCGCGTCAGGCAGCGATAGACGCGGATAGAGATAGAAGTGTAGCGCGCTATAAAGCGGCACAGCAAAAGATGCAGGCAGTTGCACAACAGACATTTGCCGCACAGTTCGCGCGTCAGAATAAGCTGGAAACACAGGCTGCGCGTATGGACATTGCGCAGACAGCTAGAATAAATGCTTTAAATGCTGCGAGAGCCGCGGCATCTGCGAAAGAAATCGCCCGCCAGAATGCCGAAAAGATTGCCGCGTCTTTTGGAACCAAGATGCGGACAAGGGTGGGCGGACATGCTACTGCCACACAAGGTGAGAAGGCCGCCGTACTGTCGGCGACAGTTGCCACCGAACGGTATATCCGCGCGAATCAGATTCTGGGGCGTGAAGTTGATGCGATGTGGAAACGTGCCGGTAGGGGCGCGGGGACTACCGATGCCCGTATGCGGGGGTTGTATAATACTACCGAACGCGTTCAACTTGCTATACGTAAATTAGGCAGTACCGTTGAGCAAGAAAATGCGCGTATGGGTAAAAGCATTCATAGCGTGAATCTCTCTTGGCAGAGTATGGCTCGGCTCGTAGTTGTACAGTTAATGCATCGAGCCATATCTGCGATGTCTAATGCTATGCGTGAAGGTATACGTACAGCTACTGAATACGAGATCAAGCTTTCTGAAATTAGAACAATTTCGCAAGAGAATCAGTTATCCTTCGCAGCTTGGGGCAAAGGTCTACGCGAACTATCTGATTCTTGGGGCATAGGCATCATTGACCAAGCTGAGGCCGCCTATCAAGCACTCTCTAATCAGGTGGCTAAAGGCACAGGCGTTCTTAACTTCATGAGTGAGGCTAACCGTTTCGCCGTGACTACGGCGTCCACAGCCGCGGCATCAGTTAATGTACTCACGGCGGCTACAAATGCTTTCGGTATTCGTACGGCGTCTACGAATAAGACCGCAGCTACCCTGTTCAAGACTATTGAACTTGGCCGTGTACGCGCCAGCGAAATGGGTAATACCTTCGGTAGAGTCGCAGTACCGGCTTCGCAGTTGGGTCTTAATCTACAGGATCTTGGTGCGGCTGTCGCCACGTCCACTATTCGCGGTATTAAGTTCAGTGAATCATCTACGCTATTGCGCGCCATTCTGATGAAGTTAATCAGACCTACCAAAGACATGCAGAAGCTCTTTGATAAGATGGGCGTAGCTAGTGGTCAAGCCGCTATTCAGGCATATGGCTTCCAAGGCGTAATGCAGCAAGTCGAGGAGCACACTAAGGGCAGTGCGACTGAAATCGGTAAATTGTTCAGTAGAATCAGAGCTGTCACGGGCGGCTTGCTGTATTCTGGTGCCGGCTTAGTACGTTACCGTGAGAATCTATTAAAAGTCAAGGATGCACAAGCGTCGTATGCTCGGGCCACTGAAATTGCAATGGAGTCCACGGGCAAGCGATTACAGATTCAATTTGATCAACTAAAGAATTACTTCCTGACTGGGTGGGGCCAGCCTATACTTAAGATGATTGATACCGTACAGAAAGCTACTGGTGGCTTCGTACCAATCATGAAGTCATTAATCATTACAGTAGTTGCCTTAGGTGTAGCCGCTGGTGTAACAGCCACTGTCATAGGTGTTAAGATGGTTGCAGCAATGGCAGCTGCGGCTACTGCTGGTACGGTACTAAGCGCCGTCATGCTAGGCTTACAAGCAGCTATGGGCGTTGGTGCTTGGATTACTGTGGCTGGCGCCGCACTGTTTGCTGTTGTATTATACCTACAGCAAGCTACCGCTGCTTCTAAGAAGCTGTCCGCAGAGTGGTCCAAGGGTATTTCCGAGGATATAAAGAATGATCGCGCCGCGATAGTTAATCTGGAAGAAAGCATCATTAAGGCTCTGGATAACATTGCTGGGGCGCGTCTACGGGCAACTGCTGAAGTTCAGAAAGTCTATAATGCTTGGCTGAATCAGCAACTGGAAGCGCAGGATAAGATCAAAGCCAGTTTGAAGCAGACTGTTGCTGATGTACAGACAGCTATAAAGGTGTCTCTGACCGACATCAAAAAGCAGATCACCGAGACAAAGGATGCCTTCAAGAAGGCCGATGACGCTATGACAAGCGTCACGGGTAAGGGTGCCTCTAACACGCAAAAAGCTAATGTAGATATCTTCGATATCGGTCTCGAAGATAAGGGTACCAAGACCAAGATTCGAATGATTGAAAATGAAGTAAAGCGGCTGGCGAAAATACGCCGTGGGTTAAATGCTGATCAGCTTAAGGACTTCGAACGCGCCACGGATCGTATGAATACACTGATCCGTAAGCAGCATGATTTAGTCAAGACTTATAATAAGGAAGTTCAGGAGCGTGAGAAGAAGAGTAGAGAAGCAGCCAACAAGGCAGCAATCAAAGATTCCAAAGAAGGTCTCGCCTATCGACGCAAGGTGCAAAACTTCTTAGAGAAACAGAAAGAACTAGAAGTCAAGATTGCCGCGGCCCGTAGGAAAGTAGCTCGGGCCACGACTGCTGAGGAGCGGGCGCCAGCAGCCAAACGTGGAGCCGCCGGCAGAACTATTGAGAAGGCACAAGCTGCACTGGATAAGCTGTTAAGAACACAGGTAACCCTAGATCGTAAGAAGGCAATAGCCGCCGCGGACCATGAGACAAAGGCCAAGGCGCTCTTAGCTGTAATGAACAAGCAGAAGACCGTTGAAGGTTTGCGATTCGATGTGGTTACGAAAATTCGTGATGCACTCGCGGAAGAAATAAAACTCCGAGACAAGATTTACGCAGCTCAAGAGACTCGTGCCAAGAAAGCCGCTGCGACACAAGCTAAGCTGGCCGCACAGGCAGCTATCGAAAAGGCTCGTGCAGCGGAACTCAAGAAACTCGGTACTGAGGCTGCTAAGTTCAAGGTCAAGGACTTAACTAGCATTAAAACCGAGGCCGAACTCAAAGACAAGTTGCTGGCGCAACAAGCGCTATTGAATAAGATTCAAGGTATCGAAACTGGTAAGGGTGTTCCTAAGTGGCAGCTTGCTAGCGATCGTGTCCGTGAACTTGAGGCTAAGATTGCTAAGTTGGACAGCATAAGAGTTGCAAATAGAGGCAATGACCCCACGGGCGTAAAAACAGCTAGACGCTTCCAGGCTCAACAGGCCAGCTTCAAACTTGAGAAAGAGCTGGCGGCCCTTCAGGCACGAGTAAAAGAAGATCCGACTGCCCGTCTGAAAGTCGAAGTGGAACTTACGGGACAATTGGCAACATTATACAAGAAGATGGCTGCCAACATCGCGCGCAAGGATGCTGTGGCTATTGATCTTGAGAATCTCAAGAAGGCTAAAACCGCCGTTAAAGCACTTACGGATCAACTAGAGAAGTTGCAAGCAACTCGGGATGAGTATTTTGCGGGTAACGCTGTAGGCGGTAAAGCTGATAAGGAAAAAGCTGAGGTACTTGGCGATAAGATGGCTGCTGTACTTACTGGAATCCGTAAGAATCTTAAAACTGGTAAGATATCTGAGAGATACGCAGAATACATAAAAACTCTGGTCGAGGGATTTGTAAAGAACCCCACGCTAGAAATCAAAGAAGCACTACTTAGGCATCTAAATGCTCAGTTGATTGGTCATAAATCTAGCGCGAATATGTTTGATGCTGTTATCAAGGAAGCCACTACAGCTATCAAAGATATCAAAGTCCCACAGGCTATCGATGATATCGCTGCTAAAATGGCCGGGTATCAGGCGGCGTTAGTTAGCGCTAAAAACCGTGTCGAGGCACTATCAGCGAAGATGGGCGCCACAACAGACAAGAAACTGGACACGAGCGGCAAGATCATTGAGACGTTTGCATTACGGGTTGGCGCAGCAGATAAGGCACTGGAGTTCTTTATAACGCGCCTTAACACCTCTAAAATCCCCGGTAGCGCACCGCCAGATACGGGCACCCCAGTGGGGAAGATCGCTGGCGGCTACACACGTGGCTTGGATACAATAAAACGGTCACTGAGTCCTGGCGAATTCGTAATGAATCCTGCTGCATCGAATCAGTTCTACGGCCAACTACAGGCTATGAATGCCGGTGTGCACCGTGCTGATGCGCCGAATAACAATATCACTGGCGACTGGAATATTAGTGTCAATTCTACAGGCAGCACGGATACTGATATCCGAGCAGTGGCTAAGGGCTTACGGCGTGAGATACGGCGTGGAAGGGTATCATTGTCATGAGCTTCGTAATGAGCTATCCTAAA